TACATATACTTTTTGACTTTTATCGTACACACTCCAGGTCATTGCGTCACCGTCTTTAAGATTGAAAGTTATGCCATATGTCTCACTTTCTGCACCTTTTGTTATACCTATACTACCGATTTCAATTCCGCTGCGTATATACTTGATGCCATCTGTACCAATTTTCATAAGCGGTATATTATTTGCGTCATTTACAGTAATACAGTTATTAGCACTATCAATAGTAAAAGTACCGTCATTTGATACAAGCGTGTTGCCTTTGATTGTCCAACCAGCAATTTTTCCTTTTTCTGCGATAATTTCTATACCTTTCAAGGTTCCTGCTGTTATCAAATCCGCAACTATAGCTCCATCCATAGTAGCTCCAAGCGTATAAGGACCATCATACCCATTACCAGAATGTCCCCACCCTTGTTTATTCCATCTCCAAATATTTTGAGCAAGCCTATAATCTTCATTATCCATAATAAGAAGTTCAAAAGGCCGACCTTTTTCATCTTCATGAATAGCTAAATATCCACCCTCATTGCCAGTGATAAGGTCTGTAAGATGTTCAGCAACATTCTGCGTTTTGCTTGCATTACTGTTGATTGTTAAATTTGCACTGTTTTGAATTTTGTTTAACAGCTTTGTTTTTGCATCTCCTATGGTCAAAGTTCTTTTTGTTTCGGTTGCAGATTTAGTAAGTGTTGTTTCTTCTATTTGAGCTGTCCAATGCTTACCCGTTTTAGGGTCCGCTACTGTTACATAATCACCAAGAAAGTATCTTACTTCAAAATCATTTATTGCACTTACATCAAGTTCATAACTGTTATTAGCTATGTTTCCCGAAACCTGATTAAGCGTGTAATCCTCAATATCCGCTATTGTTGACACGGACACATCAATAGCAGTTTCTCTGCGGAGTACCCCTGCGGCTTTATTATTATTGCGATAAACTGTCTGCGTTACACCTGCACCAGTAGCATATATAGCATTTAGTAAATCTGAATTTCCACGCTCATATGTAGCTGACAACAAATTGCCATATGTCGGCGAAAAAATTACATATGGTCTGTTGTTCTGCTCAACTGAACGGTCTGTTCCTACAATCGTCTTAAATAAAAATTGATTATTTTCGACATCTGCGGATATTTCATAGCCAATAGTAGCGTTTTTACAGAGATTCCCAACCACCTCAGATAAAAGCTGTAATCTCGCCATATAGCTATCATCTTTCTTTCCTTGTGCTGTTTGTTTTATAATTAAGCGTGGCAACTTTCTGTTTTTATCAGTTGGCGATATTGCGTTATTCATCATATAATGATTGATACATTCCCCTGTAGTACCTTTGACGACATCGTATCCCTCTGCACCTGAAACTTGTGTTTTACCGAAAACGGTTATTCTCAAATCAAGCCAGCCATTCAAGTCTGTACCCGATAATTCTATTTGTTTCTCATCTCGCTTAATGTTATTAACAACAAACCAATCGTTATCGACATTCAACAATACATTTTCAATCAGCTTTTCAATAAAAAGCTCCTTCACCGGAAGTATTAATGTAAAATTTCCCGTACCAACAAATTTCTTTGTATATGTAAGACTTATAATCTTATCTGTTGAAAACAACAAGCTTGATTGAAAGCTATTAAGCTCCGTTGGAGGAGCAAACGCTTTAAGAACCATTTATATCACTCCTATAACATAATCATGATAGCTTATATCTATTGCTACATTTGAAACTATCTCATTTTTACCGAAAACAAGGCCGAAACCGTCCATATTCGATGTTAAATCAATACGATTTGAAATATCAGAACCATCTGCGGCACTTGCAACTGAATAAGTTCCCGTATCAACTGTTACAGGTCCTCCACTAAAAGCAATAAGTTTCAAACTTTTTCCGCTTGTTTTATTTGTAAGAATCATACCTTTAGAGCAATCAGGTATGTAAATGTGTAAAGGCGTATTTACATATGATTGAGATTTAAGAAATATTGCTTTATCAGCAACAAGGGAAGCCTTTTGCTCTCTGATATTACGGAAATATGGAAAATCGCATACAAAATCCACCGTAAATCTGTATATATAAGGTATCTTACTATTATCAAACTTCGGAATTTCGCTTGGATAGCATTCAATATCGTATGTTCCATTATCTGAAACAATTTCAAGTTTTCCACCAATCAAAGGGCTAAATGCTACTATAATTTTTTGCAATATTTCAGGCTTGAACATAATCATATTTGGCTCATTAAAAACCACAGCTAACTCACACGGGATTGTTCGATTACCATATGTTTTGCTTGTTGTTATCTGTCCTACTGCTCCAAGCAAATTATCCGTTGAAAATGAGCCTTGCAAACTCGTTGCATCTATTTTTTCAAGAAAATACGGTGCTTTATCACCAAATTCAAATATCAAGCCGTTATTCGCTCTATATCTTATTCTCTTCTTCGTAATATCACCTCATTACTTGCTGTATATTGCTTTAAGCAATTTATCAACCATCTGCTGATTGCTCAAAGCATTTTGAATAATTTGTATATTGCGTGTATCAGAATTGTTATTAACGATATATGAGTTTGTTTTATAACCATTCTTAAGCGTATCGAAATAATCGGCAGCACTGTTGGCAGCTCTTTGCAACGCATCAATCATAGAATCACTGTTATTTTTATAGCTATCATAGCTACTTTGAAGCTTGTCCTTTTTATCTGACATCATACGCTGCCACTTGGTTTCTGCCCGCTCATTGAGCAATTCTTGTTTTCTACGCATAAGTTCTCTTCTGCTCAATTCATCGAGTTTTTCATATTTCAGCCTTACATTGATTGTATCAAGTTCGTTTTGCGATTCTTTATCTTCATTCAATCGTTTTCGTGCTTCGACTTCCGCATCAATAGCAGCTATTGCAGCATTTTTAGCTTTTTCTTTTGCTTCTTGCTCTTTTTGTATACGCTCAATTCGCTTATCAACCAAGCGATTATATGCAGCTTCAACAAGTTCATATTTTTTAAGTAGTGTATCTTCTGCTTTGCTGGCTTTATCTGTTGCTTTTTTTCCTTCGTTTGCGGTTTTCTTGATTTTATCCGTAGTCTTATCAAAAAGATTCAAATAATTTGTTGTTGCCGATAGAGAATTATTTATAAATCTTTCTACTGCTTGATTAGCAAGATAAGTATTAGCGTCACCATACTTATTCATAACATCATTAAATTTCGATAGATTACCAGCTAAATCAAATTTATCACTCCAAGATGTACTGTTTCCCCAACCTTTATCAATTTTAGATTTTTCAACAGCTATCATTGCCTGTTTAGCCTCTTGCAGATTCTTAAAATTTATAAGGTCTATTCCGTACTGCTCTTTTGCGGCATTGACAAAGCTTGCATTTGCATTTATCAGCTCATTATAGAAAGTATTACTTTTTCCCGCTTTTTGAGTGATAACGCTTATATATGATGTCAAATCATCTTGATAAGTATTTTTCATTGATTTAATCAATGTTTTAGCGTCCTCAAGATTGAGCATATACTTATAAACTTCGTTCTCTAAATCCGGGTACTTATCTATGATAGTTTGAAGTGTAGAAACTGTAAGCTTTCCGGTCTCCTTGTACTCCGATTCCGCATTCGTCACAGCAGTAGTTTTCGATGTCAATTCTGACATTGTTTTGGTAAGCTCTTCAACTGCTTCTGTTTCTTCTTGTGTAGATTTAGTAGATTGTTGTGTTGCTGTAGTTTTGTTTTTGATTGAGTTTGTAGCTTTATCTGTTGCGTCGGAAGAGTTCTTAGCATTTAACGCTTCACTTACTGTCATTGTTTCTTGCGTTTCCTGAGAATCACGCAAGAGAGCGTCGTATTGATTTTTGTACTCTTTGATTTTTTCTTCAAATAAATTTATTTTTTCTTGATATTGGTGTGCTGTTGCGGCGTCTGAATGGTCTAAGATTAAATCACCCTCAGAATATCCTTTATCCTGTAAGAATTTTTTTAACTCTTGTTTTGTACTCTCTAACTCTTTGCCAACATCTTCCCAGCTGGACTCAATAATAGATAACTCTACACGCTGATGCGCTTTCTTTATGTAGTCATCAATAGATTTTGTTAAATCTTTATACTTACCGTCAACACCTTTTAGGTTAGATTCTTCTATGCCTAATTTGCCTGCAAGTTCTTCACTTACGCTTGCTAATGTGCTTTTTTCATCAGCAGTTAAACTTGTTTTATTGCGTAATTCGTCATATACGGTATTCAAAGAGTTAATTTGCTCAATTTCAATATCAACAGTTTGGCGTTGCTGTGCAGCATTTTTTTCAAGCTCTTCTGTAAGTTTATTGACATCGCCTATTGCGTCAACAGCTTTATAGTTTGTATTTATCCAAGTTGCTGTTGCAGCAACAATACCTAATATAGCACTTGCAACAGCAACATAAGGATTCGCAGCAGTAACAGTATTATTTGTTTGCTGTGCTGTTGTGGCTGCGTTAATTGCAGGAGTTAATTGCTTAAATCCATTGATAATACTACTCAAAAAATTACCCGCAGCAGTTGCAGTTTTAAATGTAACTACACTTGTAATAAGTCCCGCAAGTGCAGATGTCACTTCCGGTAAATGGTCTGATAACCAAGTGATAAACTCTTTAATTTTAGGAGTGGCTTTTTCAACAATAGGCTGTAAAATATCTACTTCAAATTGCCTACCAAGAGCCTCAATCTGACTGCCAGCGTCATTGTACTGTATATCATTGATTTCCTGCATTGTACCAGCAACATCTGTATATTTGTCATTCACCTTATTAAGTGAAGTAAGTACAGACATCGCATTATCTTCACCAAGCGAACTCCACACCGTACTCGCTAAAGTTAATGCCTCTTGTTGATTTGTCATATTTGATAAATCGCTTATTATAGATTGAAATACATCTGCTTGAGTAGCTTTTCCAGACTTCCACTCTTCAAACAGATTTTTACTTTCATTTGAAAAACTGCTTATATTTTCTGCAATTCTGCCATCAGAAAGCGAAATTGCAAATTCTTTCACAAAATCATTAACTTTATCAAGATTATATGCTCCACTATCAAGACCGTTTTGAAGTATAGAAAACATTTCTTCCGCCGAAAAGCCTGCCTGTGACCATATTTGACTATATTCTGCGAGATTATCAGTAAGTTCATGTGTCTTATCAAGACCGTTTTGTGAACCTTTTGCGATAAAGTCAAAAGCCTCATCGGCAGTTAATCCCATATTAGTCATAAGACCGTTTACGCCTCTTAAATTCTCCTCAAAATCCGAGCCAAAAGCATCGCTAAGACCGATTGCATTCTCGGTAATGCTCTTAATCTTACTTGGGTCGCTTTCATCTATATTTTGAGCAACTAACGCAATCTTATCTGCAACATCTGTTAAGCTATCGCCAAAATTATCCTTGTAAATAGCGTACATCTCGTCTTTTAATTCCGATACTGCCTCGGTTGACATACCAGTCTTAACTTGTAAGCTATTCAAAGCCTGTTCTGAGGATACAGACATTTCTTTGAATTTATCAACAGCAACATTAAGTGCATCTGAAACAAGGTTAGATATAGCACCTTTCATAACTGTAAAGCCATCAGAAGATTTTTCAACCGATACTTTCATTTCATCAGTTGATTGCTTAACATCATCTTCCGCATTAGCTACTTTATTCAAGCCATCGGTTTGTTCGTCAAGTTCTTTTGATGCACTTTTGATTTCCGACTTTAATTTTGATTGCTCTGTTTTTAATTCTGCCGCTCTCGACCTTGCATCATCAAGCTTTTGCTCAAGTTTCGCTAATTTCTCTTTTTGCTCATCAGTAGCACTGCCTGATTCTTTTATTTCTTTTTGTATTTTAGCTTGCTCTTTTTCGTACTCACGCATTTCTTGATTAATTTTTTTAGTTGCCGCCTGACTCTCAAGCATTTGTTTATTGAGTACATTAAGCTTAGCAACCACATCACTTATACCTGTCAAAAATCCGCTTGTATCTGCACCTATTTTAACATCTACGGACCTTTGCGACATATTGCTCACTCTCCTTATAAAATTGCAAAATAAAAGCGCACACCATTTCTGATGTACGCTTAACTATTAAATTTTAACTGTTATTTATCGAAGAATAATGACATTGCCATTACACTGTATTAAAGACAGTAAAATAGAGTACTTTTTCTCATTAAAAACTCCCCTTATACTTAAAAGCATTTTTTGCATTCTTTGTACCCTTGTGCAAGAGCTGATTGCAAATCGCTTGTTGTACTATAATTTTGAGGGGCAATCTTTTTTACAAATCTACAATGGGAACGATGTATTTTCTTAGTGCTTGTGTTTAATACATACTGGGTTGTGTTTTGTTGTTCCTCATTATCATATGTATTAAAATTATTTCCGTTTCCTCTTGTATTTGTAGTATTCGCATTTTTACTACTTTCTAATAATCTTGATTCTTCTGCTTTTCTTGATTCTTCTGCTTTTCTTGATTCTTCTGCTTTTCTTGATTCCTCAGCAAGCTTTGACTCTTCAGCTAAGCGTGATTCTTCTGCTCTTTTCGATTCCTCAGCAAGCCTTGATTCTTCAACTAATCGTGATTCCTCTGCTTTTGATTTTACAGTAAATGTCACTTTGTCCGTTTTCAGTTCACCATTTTTAGTTTGTGCATAAATAGTGGTAGTACCAGCAGATACAGCTTTAACTTTATAATAGACTCTATCTTTATACCCTTTATTGCCATAAGTTTCTACAGTTGCTACTTTTGGATTTGTGCTAATAAATTTTACTTCGTTAGTATAATTATTGTATCCTGAACCTTTTAATGATATATAATCATATTTACATTCATCATCGTATACCTTAACATTATCAGAATTGTTCAATTTTATACTTGTGATTTTCTTTTCAACTTTGCTAACTTCTGGTTTTGAAGATTCTGCATGACTTTCAACTTTGGAAATTTCTTTGCTATTTTCTTGTTTAGAGCTTTCAGTACTAACAACCGAAGATATTATACTCTTATCTGTACTACTTGTATTACTTGATTCTATTATGCTATTTGACTTTGAATCACATCCAGCGCAAGCCGACAAAGCCAATAAAGCAAGCAAAATAGCTGAAACAACTTTTCTTTTCATAGAAACGCACTCCTTAATTACAAATACTATTCTTCATCATCTTCATTGCGATTAAGTTCTTCAATCATAATTGAAAATTGTGCCAAGCCAAATAAAAGCATACCTACTGCAAAAAGTGGGATAAACGCAATTAAAGCATTCGTCCAATTAAAAGATTCAATTATTCCGTGGGTAGTATACTCTGTACTAAATGTAATCATTCCAGCAAATATCCCAAGCATAACTCCAGCAATAATTGATACCCACGCAAAAGTTATGATATTGTCAGAACGATAGCGATAACGGTTGATTTTCATAAGAAACTCTCCTTTTATATAGATATATGTATATTACAGCCATAAGTTTTTCCATCAGTTCCGCCAGTTATCTGTTTTATATAGCCTTTAAGTTCTTTGCCAGAATCCATAATAGGGGCAATTTCTTCAGCTAAGCTGGATTTGAGATAACCAATATGTTGATAATCACAAATAACTTTTATCGCATTTGTATCGTAAATGTTTTTAGGCTCACGAATAAATGTCAACTTACTACCAACTTCAAGTTCTGGTAAAATATTTTGAATATTTACACCCTCATCATTGTTTTTAGTAACTCCAACAATTTGTGTAAACATACTAATATGAGTTGACATTTTTTCTGATTCAGGAGCACTGTCTTCGATAGCACTTTGTATTGTCCGTTTTAAATCTCTTTCTTTTTTTCGCTTATCAAATATTCCACCGATTATACCAATAACAACTATTAAAGCAATTCCTCCTAAAACCAACATTGAAGCTTTTGCTAACACGCTCATTTTACTACACTACCTTTCCAATTTTTATGATTATTAGTATTAGTATTCATAAAAACAATACCATATTTTTCACAAATTGTAAAGGTTTTTCGTTAATTTTTTACAGTTAATCAATAAATTCTGATACTTCCGCAGGCTTGTCTTTCATACCCTTAATGATTAAATAGCTGTCAATTTTTTCGTATATCTCTTTTAGAGTGCTTCTATAAAACTCGGATTCAGGGCGGTGCAGTATTGCAACATACCAAGCCCAGAGCGGCTTATAATCAATATCGCTCCGCCCATTATTAAAATCCTCGGTTTCGCCATAAATCGGTTCAGGAAAACTGCCGATAATTGCTTCCATAAGCTCAATTTTAATAGCAATTAAATCCTTTTGGCTGATGATTTTTCCAAGCTCTGCTATGCTTAGATAATTTTTTCTATGCTTGATTTTTATATTATCCCAATCTCGCCTTAAAACCGCACGCTTGTTATAATACATATCTACAAAGCCTGCTCTTACAAGTTGTAAAACATCGTCTATACTCCAATCCTGAACCTTTATAAGCAATATATCCTCAAGTGATTTATAGCTTTGCTCCAAGCATAATCGGCTGTTCAAGGAGTATCTAATATGATACTCCGCACCGCCGATATGGAGCATATAGCTTTTACGCTCCAAGTCGTTCAACATTCTTATTCGCCAGCCTTTCCGTAATATGTGGCGTCGCTAAACCACTTTGTAACAACCTCGGAATCCTTGACAGGGTCTACATTGTCACGAATATAGCGGAATATACCTGTTTCAGGGTCTGCCGAATATGTACCGCTTACGGTCTTTGTAGCCCAGTTCACGCCACTATTTGTGACCTGCTGTGCCTGTTCCTGTCCCGGTGCAAACTTGACACGCAGATACTTAACAAGCGTAAGCAGACCGTTCTGTTGTTTGCCTGAATATGCAACAACATTATATCCACTGTTTGTGTCTGTTGTAATAACATTTGTGCCGTCTTTTACGCTTTCGCCATAGATAAGCACTCTATCTGTATTGCTAAGGTCTGTAAGTCCAAGCTCAAGAGTACCACCTGTTACTGCATTATAATCGGCTGCGACTTCACCGTCGCCAAAAAGCTGGTCGCTTACTGTTGTTGGTGTATCCGATACTGTCATAAATCTTTTCATAAAAGATACTGCCTCACCATATGTAGCAGTTTCCTCCGATTCATTTCTTGACCACATTGTAAGATTATTGATATTAACAAGTGTTCCTACTGTTTTCTTTGCCATAATATTATTCCTCGCTTTCTAAAATCTTAGTAAATTCATAAATGATATGTCTTTGTTGTGGTTCATCTGCTCCGTAGGACGGAGTTTGCGAACCAATATAACCAAAATCATTCTCAAGTAATTTCTTTTTGATTTGCTTTTCAACTCGTCTGCATTCAGAAAAGTGCATTATATCGCAGAAAAAATGCAGACTTATCGTATATTTAGTTGCCAGATATTCGCCGTCACCATAAAAATCAGGAGTTTCCCAAAGAGTGTATACGATATACAATTCTGGCTCATCATCTCCAAAATTCGGCATACCGACATAAAAAGGATAACCAAAACTTTCAATTATGCTGTCGATAATCTCGTATATCATATCAATCCCCCAATTTATTTAATGTACTGTCAAAGGCTTTCTCTACATTTTCCGTAGTAACTTCTTCTTTGAGTTCAAAGCCTCTGCGTATATGCGAATATTCCTGAATAGCACCATTTTTGACGGTTATTTCTTTTATGCCTGATTTTGTTTTAATCTTTCGCTTGATTTCTTTTCTGTGCCTTGCGCCAGGTCTGCCAAACTCAAGAACTGCACCGTGTAGCCATTCATCAACCCTTGAACCGTCAAGATAGCCGATTTTGTAATACATCTTGCCTTTTTTAGTTACGCCGAATTTATGAGTTATAAGCTTTGCAAGTTTCGCGGATTTTGCAGAAATAATTCTTTTTTGTTCTGATTCAATAACTTTCGCGCCTTCTAATAATGCATTATTGACATTTTCGTTAAGCTTATCTCTACAATTTTCGAGGTCGCCCATAAAGCTATTAACATCTGGTATCTGAAAATCTATAAAGCCCATAGCCCTATACCCTTGATACTGACAGCTTAATATATAAATTATTTATCGAAGCTGTTGCACTCTCGATTTTATAACGCTCATTGTTATAAAGTATGTGCGTATAGCTTTCACCCATATACTCACTTCTGAACATATGTATAGTTAAATCAACACTTATACCAACGCTTAATGCAGTTGTTTTAGTTGTCATACTTGGCAAGCATACGCAAGCCCACACATCTTTTTCAGCGACAGTCTGCGGCTTTGGGTGACTTCCGTAGCCGTTTTTTCTTTTTTCAAGCTTTATACGGTCCTTAAAAACAATATTTTGCATAAAGACACCACCCTATAAAAAATTTTTACAGTGCATATGCAGTATATTTTCAACTGCAGGATTCGGCTTATCGTTGCCCTGACCGCTGAATCTGAATAAAAAGTAATCGTTAGCCAACATCATAATAGCTAACGATACATCTTCATATTCTTCAAGTTCTGCCAAAGCACAGCCGGTAAAACCGACAGCGTATGCCTTTGCCGAAGCAAGACACGCTGTCAGAATTACATCACTGTCATTACTGCTTATACCACAATATTCCTTTACGCTGTCAATAGTGATTTCACTTATCTTCACGCTATATCATTCCTTATGAGCTTTTGCAAACAAGCTTTGAAATCTTCTGAGCATTCTCAACCTTTGCGTCCATTTCAAGCCAGCAATCAATACCGATTGCGTGCTGAGTACCATACTTTTCTGTATATACATTAAACTGTGAACCCTCTGTAATCTTTACCGCAAGGCCACTCATATCACCATAGAAAATAGCTGTCTTACCTGCTGCCATATTCGGCATATTATCAGAAATATATACAGGCTTGCCAAGGAGAATATATCTTGCGGGAGCTGTAAAATCACGCTGGAGAAGATAATTACCCTCGCCGTCCTTGAGCTTACGAATTTTTGTGCGTGTACTCTTAGCCATAATCCATACTGCACCGTTTTGATATACATCAGGAATACTTTCCTGCAAGTCAATAAGCTCATCACCTGTAATAGCTGTTGCTGATGCAGTAGTAACAGACTGAGTAACTCCGCTCAAACCCTCAATCTTACCTGATGTACCATTGAGTAGCTGACCTTCTATCCACTGTGCGATATTAACAGCCATATGCTGAATTGTATATGACACAATATCAAATTGTGAATTATTGATAAGTGACTTAGAAATCTTGCAAAGTGTTGCAGCAAGGAACCCTGTAAGAGAAATTGACTTAAAGCTTGCCGATGTACTTTCAAGTTCTGTAAACTCTGTTGCATAAGCCATTTTATTATCGCTTGTATCTGTATCAATGTACGGAATTGTAAGAGTACCGCCGACATTATACTTTGTTGCAAGTTCAAAAATAGGGCAAATTTCTTTCACCTTATCAATAATCTTATTTTCAATGCTTGTTGGTATAATCGCACCATTAGCACCGAAAGTGAGATTAGTATCGGCACGAGTTTCAACAGCCTTCGGATTACGGATATAGGCTTCAAAAAGTCTTGTTTCGGTTTCTTCTGTACTGTTCTTTTTATTATCAGGTTCGTCAATTTCAGCTTCTCTTGTTTCTTTTACGGCTGAAATAGTCTTATTGAGCCTTTCAAGCTCAGCTTTAATTTCGTTATAGCGATTAAGTTCGCTATCGTCAAATGCTCTGTTTTCTGTCTTTGCTTTGCTGATGAGAGCGTCTGCCTCGTCAAGTAAAGCGTTTTTCTTTTCGATTAGTGCTTTCATAATAAATTACCTCTCTTTCAAAATTTCAAGTTCTTTTTCATAGATTTCTAAGCTATTAGTTTTCGGTGATTCTTTTCCAATAAGCTTTATACTCTCTGTGATTCCTCTTGTTTCAAAAACATTCGATTCTTCTTCCCTTACTTCAACGGAAGTGCCAAAATATGCGGGTGTTTTGTCGAGAATTGAAACTTCTTTCAAATCAATGTCTTCAAGCGTTCGTCTGTCAAGCTCGCCTTCTTTATCCCAGGATTCGCCCTCAGAGATAAAGCCGAATGACCACCCACGCAACTCCCCACGCTGAGCCTTTTCAATAACCTCTGTATCACTGATTATTGCCCTCGCATAAAGACCAATATTATCTTCATAGAGTTCAAGGTTACTTGTGGTATCGCCTATTATTTTGTCATGATTAAAGCGAAGCTCTATTGGCGTTCCTCGTTTTATAGCCTTATCGAATGTACCTGCCCTAACTCGCTCAACAAAGCTTCGTACCGCAGTTGCTCCCTTGCCTTTTGGCATTATGCGACTATCACGCTCAACAGCATTCACATAGCCGCTTATAACAGCCTCATTGCTACTTCTGATTTCGATTTGCAATATTCTCACCTACCTTCGGGTATAAAAATAGAGCAGTTTTAAGCCATACTCAGGGCATAAAAAAAGCACCCTTTTCAGAGTGCTTAGTTTCTTTTTATGAAGCGTTCTTCAATAAATTCTCGGAAGTCCATTATTTCACCTGCTTTCTGTTTAATCTTTTGATTTAAATGTATACGGAATAATTTGTTCAGGTAAGAAATTTATTTCATAATGATATTTATCAACATGTGCACCTGAAATATCTTCAACAGTATACATTGTCCAATCATTCAAGTATATATAATCAACCTTGTATTTTCCATTTTCAACTTCAATAGTAACCTCAAGTTCATGATTACTATTGTTAGATAATGAGAAATAGCCTGTCAATTCTAATATTGGTTTATCAGAACGCATATTAATAACACTAAGTCTACGCTCAACATTAAAATTATCTGCTTCTTGTTGAACATTTCTTTTCGCTCTGTCTGCCTCTGTACAACCACAAATCATACCAACAAACACAGCTAATGATAGCCCACATACCAGTATATTTTTATGTTTAATTTTCATTTTTAAATCCTTTCTTAAATTATAGCATAGAAAAACCGCCCTCAAGGAGCGGTTAATTTAGTACCAAACAGCAATTACTTCTTTTGGTATTTCAGATAATTGTGTTAATTCTGCAAGTTTTTTACGAACATGAGCAACATATAACTTTTTTCCATATTCATATTCTGAATATTTTACATCTATAATTTCTTGTGATTTAATGTTCATTGTAACATGACCTGCTTCTGTACAATCTTCGGGAGTATAATCACAAGATATATTATCTTTAGATATTAAAATATTAAACAATTTTACCATTAAATCACCTTCTTAATCACAATATTTTGCAAAATTATATCTGCGAGATGCTTTAATATGTGCTTCATTTTGAGAAAAGCCTTTTTCCATATATCTTAATTCGGCGTATTCATGTTTTAAAAGAATCATATCTTGTTCCTTAAACTTTCCATTTATCAATCTTTGCCATGACTGAGCCATTTCATAATCAGGGTCAAAACGCCTTTTTCCATCAATTAAATTATGTTCAGATATAAAAACATGATTTTTTATTTTATCAATTTTATGCTTAGCTATACCAGTAGCCTCAGAAATTTTTATTGTGTCCGTCTTCATGTGCCTTACAGATTCATAATATTGTGTTGCATGTTTTTCTGCTGCTGGACTAAATGGATTTAAAGCTCCGCTTATATTTCTTGACTTTATTATATCATTCTTATCCGACTTTTCAAGTCTTTTAGAAGATTTTTCAGAGTTTTTTCGCTTTGCTCCTGAACGAACTAATCTTCGTCTTTTTCCTTTACCGAACTGTCCATTGCTTTCTCGACGTTGACCGTCCCAGCGTTGCTCTGTTTCTTCAATCATACTATCAGCAACCTGTTGATTTACATTCTGACCAAACATTGTTGTTTGATTTGTGTTCGGAGTATAGATTGTGTTCGTTTTCGGGTCGAGAAGAACATCTTGCAAGCCCAAGCGTATGAAATTAAAGCCAAGTGGTTTTAGGTCTTCTTTATATCGAACCTCATCAGCCTGTAAGAAATTATTTGCTAAACCTATTTGATATGCCTGATAGCGTTTAAGTATATCTCCCTTGAGAAGTTCTGTTGTATCAAAAGCAAAATAGTGTCTGTGCCTTTCGCTTTCTAAAAGCAAGCCTTGATTCAAAGCTGTTTCAAAAGCCCTTATAACAGGCATTACAGCCGTTTTAATCGCAGTGGTATAAGATTCATCGTTTGCTGTTCCAGCTATGACAGAGGGTGATAGATTAAAAATCTCGCATACATAATCGTTGTTTGCTTTCTTGTTTTCATTCAACTGCATTTCAACGCTTGTATTCGAGGATTCCTTAAAATCTATGCCATCATTCAAGAGCATCATATTATTTCCGTTGTTGCTATATAGCTTATTCCAAGCGTTTCTCAAGCTTTCCATTGCCTCATCACTTAGTTTTCGTGCAGATTTCAAAAAGCCTTTTTTGTTGCCACCATTTACAACAAGATATTTTTCAAAAATCATTGTTTTATAAATTACGGTGAGCAATTCGTTAGCCTCATCAATAACGCCTGTTCCAGTAACTCCATCTGTCGAGCTTCTTAAAACACGAATAAGCTCATCATCACGAAACTTTCTATCATATATCATAAAATCAGCTTTTTTAAAAATCGGGTCCGAATTTTTCACGCAATTTACATTATTTTGCTTAATATATCTTAAAGATACAAATTGATTTCTACGCTTCTCGGGATAAATATAACCATTTCCGAAAAGCAGATAATCTCTTATAACTGCTTTTTTAAGCTGATAACAATCAAGTAAATCTCCTGTGGAATCATTAAGCAGGCTTACTCGCTTATCGTCAGTAAGTTCTTGTGTTTCATCACCACATTCGCAATATAACTTGATTGGCAATTCTGCAACTTTGCTTGAAATAAACTCAACGCAGGCAGCTAAGGACGGAATATTCATTGCTTCCGTTTCTGTTATCTTTTCAGCTCCGATTATTGATGTTAATGTAGTTGCAAGAGAATTGCTGTCAAGCATTCGCTTTTCTCTTATTCTTTGAAATACTCCCACTTTTTCACCACCTTTAAATTTGTACTGACCAAGCACTGTCGCTTAAAATTTCAAATTCATTCAGCAAATATACTGCATTTATCAAAGCCACAACCATATCAACTTTGCCATTTGATTTCTTTTTGTTTACATACTTATTTTTATTTGTGTCTTCTACACATTTGGCATTTTGAAAATTTATTTCAAGCAATTTATTCTCTTCATATTGAAACTGACCATCAATTATCTTTTCACGCAAAAGCTTTGTTGCTGGATGCAGTACGCTCGAATGTTGCTTAACCTCTACAGTAAGATTGGTATATTTTTGTTCCCATTTTTGAGCAGATGACATAGCGTTGTATCTATCGAATGCAATTCCGCAAACCTCAACGCCATATGTATCTTCAATGTCCAAAACAAATTGCTCAATAACTGCATAGTCAACAACATTATCTCCGCAAGCTATACACTTTCCAGCCTCAATAAATGCTCTGTAATCAATCTTTTCACTTCGATTTTTAATATCAATCCTGCCCTCTGGGATAAAAGCAAGCACATCAGCAAGAATATTGCCGTAATCGTCAAGCGAAGCCACAGCCACAGCACAGTTATCTGTTGTTTCCGCAAGGTCAACACCCAAATACACACGCCGACCTTGCCAGTCTATTCTATCAACCTTACATTTTTGCACCTCATCGACAGGGATATATGTTTCTGTTCCTATGCCCTGATAGATTATATTGCAGTGTTTAGTTAAGAAATTTTCTCTTTTCAGCGGGCTTTCTATTGCGACAGCCCTCTTTTTTACAAGGTCTTCCATAACCTCAGGAACAACCATAGCAAGCGGATTGCCTTGCATTATCACCTTATCATCTGACATCCAGTTCTTAGGCTCATCAGGTTCATATAACAATGAGAAAACACTGTCATCTTGAATAATTCCATCAAGGACCTTTTTTGCATAAGCAACTTCATCTTCAAATGGATTGTTTATCGTTGGATACTTTGTGCTGATGATACAGCCAAGCTTATTAAGTATCATAAGCTGACCTGAACGCATAGCCTCAAGAGGATAATTGCTTGTCAACGCTCCGACTTCATCAGCAACAAACGCATTTGGCAATTTACCGTCAAGCCTTGATGCAGAGAAATTCAGCGGAAAGTAGTCATTTTGATTAAGCAGGCAAAGTATATCATCTCTGCGAATCTTGAACTTTCCGTCAAGTGCAGAACTGCTCTGAATAATCTCTCTGATAGCTGTCTGCACTTCTCTCGAAAGAGAACCGTCAGGAGCAACACTATAAAACTTTGAAAATTTCGGCTCTATAAAAAACAGAATTATAAAAATAACAGCTACAAGGAAGGTTTTGCCGTTTTTTCGGCATATCTCCAATATAGCTGTTTCATATCGTCTATGATTTTTATTGTCTTTATAAACAGTGCAAAGTACGGCGATTATCAGAAAGAATTGAAATCCTGCAAAGGCTTCATAGATTGTTTGTTGTGCTTTCAAACCTCTTGCCATTACAAGCAATTTCAAAATATTATCAATTAAATCTACTGTATCTTCGTTGATGCAGTATTTTTCCGATTTTCCGTCAGCAATTTTCAAAAATTCTTTGCACTGAATTATTACATATTTAGGAGCAATAATTTCACCATTGCAAACCTCACTGGCGTATTTATAGCTTTGATGTTTCCGAATTTTCACGAGCTATCAGCTCTTTTCAAAATCTGCAAGAGTGGGTCCGTCTGTTCCTTTTTCTTACTAAGGTTAAGGCTTCCTATTTTTGCTCTTGCTTGAGGAGATAGGCTCAGCTCGTTGCAACATCGAAAAAATTCTTGTGTATAAGCTTTTCTTGCTGAAATGATGTCTTTATCTGTCATCAATGTAGGAATTGAGTTTATTTGCTCATCAATAGTGCGAAGTCTGTCTATTGTAATAGCTGTTTGAGACAGAATATATACATCAAGCTGGCCGAGAATATCTGCCCCTTCACTATCGAGGACACTCTTTATATACTCAAAAATGACTTTCTGATTTTCTGTAAGATACGCAGGAATTTCAATATTTGAATTACCTTTGAGGCGGTTTTCGGCTTCTTCACGCTCTTTTGTTTCAGCTTTTGTATTGTGTCTGCTTTGTGTTTTTATCGACTTTGCAGGTCTTGCCATCAGACCGCCTCCTTTCAAAATTTCATTTTGGGAATTGTTTGTGTGTTGTTGGCTCCGCGTTAGGTGTTCCGTTATATGAGATTTAAGGTCAAACACCTTGGGGGGGTTCTAAGTAATTGCTTTAGTAAGAATATCCGCCTCTATTTCCCCATTATCAGCCATACGATGATGTAGCGAGCATAAGGTAATTAAATTATCATCATCAAGTCGCTTATCAAAATCAACAACAATCGGTATGATATGATGTACAGACAGCCCAACAGTATTCAATCTCTTAGCAGTATTCCTAAGCCCTAATAAACACGCAACACACATATAATTATCACGCTTTTTTATATATTCACGCTTATGTTGCCATTGCTTAGACCACCTGAATTTCTCTATTTCTTTATTCTCTTCTGTAAGTTTTTTCTTATAGTATTTTCTCTTTGGTTTTGGCTTTAACTTACATTCCTCCCCTTGTTTATGTATTCTGCCACAGTATTGACAAGATTTAAGCATAAACTCATCTCTTTTCGTAACAACACAAAAGCCGCCCTATTGGACGGCTCTCATGCAAAATAACTAAGGAGGTACAAAATCCTCGCACGTGGGTCTGTTCTCGTACAGACGAACGCTATTTCTATTACTTTTTGAAGCAGTCTTTGGGAAATAGTAACTTAGACTCGCTGGGTCAGATAACGCTCTGACGGGCGGCTCATTGTTACTGAGCGTGTATTTGTATGAACAACATATAGAAAGAAGTACGCAAGTTGTTGGCGGTGGAGTGCTTAGGCAATGAAGCTTTGCACCCTCTTCCGCCCTCATCTCACAATACCATTTTAGCACGCATTAGGGTCTAATTCAGTCTACTTTTTAATCAAAATTAAATTTTTTTGAAAAATTTCTTATTGCTTTTGAGTAGATTTTGAATATGTTAGCTCTACTGTAATTCATTTCTTCTGCAACTTTTTCAAGTGTCTTGCAGTTAATAAAATATTTAGTTAGCACTATCCTATATTTTACAATCTCAATCTGGTTGATTTTATCTCTTATTTCAGATTTCAAGTCAATTAATCTATCAATTTCAAGATTGATTTCGTTCTGCATATCGATGATTTTATCAATAATAGCATTGCTGTTGTTTTCGTTACCATTTGATACTCTTTCAGATATAACCATACTTGATACGCAACGAGATTTTCGCTCTAGTCTGCGTAATTCTTCTACTTTCTCATCAATTTCTATATCAAGTACCCTTGCCTGATTCAGATATTCTTTCGCCGTCACTCCTATTCCTCCTTTCCTCGAGAAAACCTGTAGCTCTATAAAGTGTCACAAAATCTCCGCAATAGTCAACATCATAGTATTCTGCAGTTTCTTCTGACATTGCATTAATAATTACTGCATAAAAATCTTCTTCGTACTCTCTTGCAATATCTGTAATTTCATCAAGCGAGAATTTTCCCTTAGACTTTTTAATCTTCAACTTCTAATGATTGCTTTTTAGTTTCAGAACGCTCAATTTTAATTTTACCGCTTGCAGTTCTCGAAAACTTTGCTTTTATTCCATTAGCAATATGTAGCGAAGCAGAGTACATTTTCCAATATGCTACTTGTTCTACAATTTCACGCATAAGTTTTATACTTTCATCTGCAACTGGAGCATATCCGTTCTCTGTGCAATCAGGACCGAATAATTCGTAAATAGTATCTGTAGCACGCTGTATTTGACTTTGAATCTTTTGTTCTCTTTGAGCACCATCACAATTACACTTTTCATCAAGCAAAACCTGTCCACAGAACGGACAAACGCCTTCAAAATTGATTTTCTTATTTTCGTTATCACTCATTTTATTTTCCTCCGCTTAAATATTTTGTTATTACTTCAACTGCTTGAGCACAGCCAACACAAACTACAGCAACATAGCCTTGATTGTTTAATGCCTCAAGCCATTTGTTTTGATTGTCTGTTGCTTTATTTTTGCCTGCTTTCATCTCGATATATAGTCCATGATATTTTCCACGAGGAA